ATGGTGACACTGCTCGGCATTTCGGGAAGCCTGCGCAAGGGCTCGCTCAACACGGCTCTGATGCAAGCCGCCGCAGCCTTGCCGGCAGACGGTTACCGGATGGAAACAGCCGGCATTCACGGCATACCGCTATATGACGGCGACCTGGAAGAAGCCGAGGGCATCCCGGCAGCTGTCACCGCGCTCAAGCAAAAGATCATCGCCGCCGACGGCGTGATCCTGTTTACGCCCGAATACAACAACGGCATCCCCGGCGCCTTCAAGAATGCCATTGACTGGCTGTCGCGTCCCTCTTCCGACATGGCCAAGATATTCGGCAACAAGCCCTTCGCGCTCGTCGGCGCGTCGCCCGGCAATTTCGGCACGTTGCTCAGCCAGAATGCCTGGCTCCCGGTGCTGCACACGCTCGGCTGCCGGACGTTTTCGGAAAAGCGGCTGATGGTGTCGCGGGCCCATACGCTGTTCGACGCCGAGGGCAAGCTGACGGACGAAGCGACCGCCAAGCGGCTCGGCGACCTGCTGGCAGCGTTTGCGAAGTTTGCGGGGAAATAGCGAGAAGACGCTGGAGCGGGTGAAGGGAATCGAACCCTCGTATTCAGCTTGGGAAGCTTCGAGAACGAATAGAAGAAACAAGGTGCCGTTTCACTCAAAAAAGGGCCACGGCGGCAATGCTCGCTGGAGCCTGTGAAACGCAACATGCCGTTGACGCGCCCTCTGGAGATGCAAAATGAACATGTCTTTCCGGCCCCTCACCGCCCTCCCGTCAAGCCAACCTCAACCCATCGCATGCAGCTTCAGTGAAGCCGCAACGAGCTATGTCGAACATGGCGGAGACGACCGGTATCTCCCAAAGATCGTCGAGAATCTCGGCAATCGACCTTTGACTTCCATCTTTCCGTTCGATGTCAAGAGGCTAGCGCAGGACCTCTATCCGACCCAGCAGAACGCGACGCGAAATCGTTGTGTTATCACGCCGGTTCGAGCGGTGTTCTATCACGCTTACGAGCGTGGATGGGGGCCGGCCATACGGCTGCGGAACTTGAAGGAGGAGACGCCAAAGAGGAAGAAGGCGGCATCCCAAGCATGGCTCCACGCCTTCGTCAGGCAATGCGCCAAGGATGGACTTCACCACCTTGCGGCTCTGGTCTTGTTCATGAGCCAGACGGGCGCGCGCATCTCCGAAGCTCTCGAACTGCGCTGGAGCGAAGTGGATCTGATCAATAGGACGGCGTTGCTGCTCAAGACCAAGACCGGCCGGAATTCCACAAGGTTCCTGACCGACCAAATAATCAGTCGGCTCTACGCACTGCAGGAGGGGATGAAGTCCGACGATCGCGTCTTCCGCTACAGGAACCGCCATTCCGTGAATGAGCGCATCGCCGCAGTCTGCCGGCGCGCGGAGATCGTTTACAAGCCGACGCATACCTGCGGCCGGCATGCCTTCGCGAACATCGCACTGTCCATGGGCGTGGACGTTAAGTCGGCGATGGATGCGGGAGGGTGGAAAAGCACCGCGGTCTTTCTCGGTACATATGCCAATCCCCGCAACGCCGGCCGGGTGGTGGCCGAGCGGCTGAATGTCTATCAATACGACGCCGACCTCTATTAGGTCCGAATGCCTGTAGGCGACGAAACGCTGGACGAAAACAAAAAAAGCCGCCCCGTTTCCGGAGCGGCTTTTCATTGACTGGTGGCTCAACCCCGCTTGCTGCGGATCATCTCCTCCTTCAGCGAGGCAAGGCCATGTGTCACTTCCTTCAGCGCATCGGTGAGATCTTCGACCGCCCGTTCCATCGCCTTCCGATAGTTGAGATCTTCCTCAGATCCCTCTTCGAGCGCCAGCGTGAGCGATTTGACGGCACCTTCCAGCGCCCTTGCAGAGCTGCTATCAATCAGTGCGCCGGCTAGCTCCATCGTCTCCCCTCCCGAGTTGGATGGCCCTCGCCGGCCGCTGCGTCCGGATCTAAGTCCAAGCCCGGCCGCAAGGCCAACCACGAGGATGACAATGGCGTTTGCGATTTTCTCATAGTCCAGCGCTGCCCAGTCCATCAGCCTACTTCCATTCCCTGCTTTCCAACATCAGCCCAGGACCGATGCGTATTGACGATTTCGAGCATGACCATCGTCGACCAGGCGATCGCGCCGGAAGGAGCGCCGCCGGCTGTTAGCCAAGCCATCAGGAAGCCGAGACTGACCTGCGACCACACAGTGGCTCCGATGAGAGAAGCGCCAGCGCGGATATGAGGGGAGAACACGAAGCCGCGAAACGTGCCGTTGATCGTCAGGGCAAACAGCCGTGCGAGGCCGCAGCCCACAATGATCAGCGCCCATGTCGACTCGTCCGCCCATTCAGCCAGGACGGCAAAAGAGGGCGAGGTGTCGAACATGGATGGATCTATATGCAGCACCGCCCACAGGCCGAAGGCGGGCCAAAGCATGACCCACTCAGATGCGCGAATGACGAAGTGGCCTGCGACGCCATCATAGACGCGGCGAAACACGATCATGACGCCCCCTTCTTCACCGTCCTGATCAGGGTGTTGCCGCCCATGTAGAGGCCGGTGTAAATCGTGAAGATGGCCAGAAAGTTGGTGATGTCGAGGCCGATCTCAACCTGAACGGTCGAGCCGAGCCCCCAGAGCAGCGCGTTGAAAAGCGGGCGCAGGAACATCAGCCAGGCAACGCAGACCAGCATCAGCCACATTCCCGCCGGCCGCCACATCCAGCCAAACCAACCCTCCTTGTCCATCTCAGCCAGCATCAGCCGGTTGGCTTCCTTCTGCTGCTCGACATGAGCGAGGATCAGGGCAGGTGTGATCTGCTCAACAGCAACAACGGCTGCTTCGATCTGCGCTTCCGGCAGAGATGGGATCTTCTCCGGCGACACGCCGGCCTGAGTTGCAATTGCGTCTATGACGGTTCCGCCAATCTCGCCGGCCACTCCACCAAGCTGCTTCTCCAGAATGCCCTTGACGATCGGTGCGCCAACCTTTGCGGCGGCGCCGATCAGGATTGATACGATCGGCCCCATCTTACACCTCGATTTCGCGGCGGAGAGCTTTGACGCGACGGATGATCCACTCGCCGCCAAGCAGAATCACCGCCATGGCAACGACGAAGAGAGCGCCCATCAGGATCAGGGCATCGCGGTCCATGCCCGCCAACCATGTGCCGGCGGTTGCGATCAGGCCACCGGTCCCGAAAAGGCCTGTGACCCAGTTCGTCTTCTGGCGAACTTCCTTCTCGACCGCCACGGGCACCACGGGCCTGTCAACGGAAACCGAGACCTTCACCTCCTTCTCGACGACAGTCTCTTCCACGACAGGTGCAGATCGGACGCCTTCGCCGGCGCTACCGCCCAACTCGACCAGGCGTGTGTGCAGCGCGGCGCGCGTCTTCGGCCCAACGTCACCGTCGACGCCGAGACCGTGCTCGCGCTGGAACCGCTTGACCTCCTTTTCGCTGATGCCGTATCCGCAGACGACAAGGGCAAGGCGACCATAGTAGTCGATCCGATCGGCGAGGCCGTTTTTTCCGCCGTTGATCTTGCGGGTCACGGTCTCAATGTCATTCTGATCGGCCCAAGCGTTGAGGCCGCGAGAGGTCCAGTACCAGATCGGGACCAGCCCCTCCCAGGGGTCGGAGTTGACCGCATCCGGATCTGCGACGAAGTCTGGGCAGCTGTAGCCCTGCTTGCGGCACCAGTCACGGAATTGTCTGTAGTTGTCCTTACCCGTCAACTGGATGGGGCCACGCCCGCGATATGCGTAGCCGTCACCATCCTTTTCCGGCGTGTTGCCGAGGTCGGTTCGGGTGTCGTATCGCTGCTGCGCAGGTGTCGGCCCCCAGATCTCCTGATCCCACTTGAACGACCCGCTTTCGTGCATCAGCTGCGCCAGGTAGTGAATAAGGCGATGCAGGCGATCAAGGCCGACATCGACAGCATAAAGATCGAGCGACGTCATCACAGAGCGAAGGTTTGCTTCGCTCCCTTTGTTCTTTGCAGCCATGCGGATTTGCTCCGCCGTGATTGGCAGATTCATGATGGTCTCCTGATGTTGGATGGTTCAGTTCTCGTCAGTGCGCCCATAGCGGCGATTGAAGTCGGCGAAGCTGTCGGATCGACCTCCCGCTGCAGCAGAGCTACCGGCGGAACCGCCGCCAGACGAAGCGCTGTTGGTACCAGCGGCCGAGCCGGTCTTGTCTGTTGAGGGCTGACGGTCGTCCTTGCCGGCGCCGGCCGTCGGCTGCTTGATCTCCAGTCGCGTCGTTGCGCCACCGGATCTGTCTGCCTTGTGGTCGACGCCGCTGATGCGATAGGAGCCATCGATCCCCGGACGGGCGCCTGTCAGGATGAAGGTGCCCTCGGCTTGCGCCGTGACATCGAGGTCCAATTCGACCGACCCTTGTCCACCCTCGCGCTCACTGTTGGACTTTCGCCCCTCCGCAACAGCCTTCGCCTGGTCCTCGTCGGCGAACGCGTTGCGAACCTCACTCGTCGCCTCAGCCTCAATGCCTGTCTCGATCTCGACCTCTTTGAAACTCGCCGATGCGCGATCGAAGTACCGGGCTTTGGTGCGGGCAAACTTCGCCCGACCTTCGAGTGGAGCGATGTCCCAGTTGATGACATTGCCTGTGGTGGCAGTCGGTGGCGGAGCAATGCCGACCACGGTCGGAAGCGGTTGGCCGGCAGCACTCAATCCCTCGCCCCGTTTGGCAAGCACCGCCTTGTCGCCCCGGATCTTGAAGGTCCCACCCAGCTCGCGGGCGAGCTTCTGACCGAGATGCAGAAAGCTCTCGGAATTGGCCGACCAATAATCGCGGGCGATACTGGCGAACGCGGGATCGATAACCACACCCGTCAGCCCCGCACCCTTTGCCGCCTTGTCGAGGAATTGCTGAAGCGTGGCGTCGTCCATATGGTGCGACTGCGGCTCCTTGACCTTGCCTTTGGCGTCAAAGCCTTTGGCGCCGACAGAAAGAGTGCGGCCACCACCTCGCGCACCCTTCGAGCGAACGCTGTCGACCTTACCGGTGAAAGCCGAAATACCCTGCAGGTAGACCTGTACGCCAGCGCCTTCCGCAGGCAGTTTAAGCTGACCGCCGCTGTCGTCGAGTTCGAGGCTGCAGGTATCGCTTGCCGAACCATCCTTATCGGAGATCGAGATCTTCATCAGGAACGGCTGCATGGCCGACGTAATGTCCTCGCCATCGACGAAGACCTTCCACTCAACTGTCCATGCCATGATTAATTCCCAAAGAGTGAGATGACAGGCCTGAAGGCGGTCGCCGTGGCGGCGGGCTTGTCGGGGATGGTGAGAACCGTGCCTAGCGGTAAGAATGAACCGAGGCCGGGAAGGCCGGGGTTCTTGGCAAGCGTTTCTTCGAGAAGGGACCGCCCTTCGACGCCATAAGCCTGATGGAGAAGAAGCTCCACCGTCATGTTCTCACGGCGGATTTGGAATGTTTGCGGCATGGCCTACTCCAGCAGTCCGAAAAGGGAGAGGATGGTTCCAATGACCGAGGGCGAGGCACCTTCGGGGCTGACCTTCGTTAGCTCGATCGAATGTCGAACGAAGAAGCCGACGCCGTCTCGCATCAGCTCCTTGTGGCCTTCCGTGATCTTGTCGATCGTGAACCAGCCGAGGCGAGCGCCGTCGCCTCGAAGAACAGGCAGCGGCCGGCCGGCCAACATCATGCTCTTGGCAAGCTCCAGCTCGGTCAGACCGCCCGTCTTGAAGGGCAAGATCTGCCCGGACAGTATGATCTTGTCTTCACCTTCCCCCATGAATTCGCGGACGACCCTGCCGCCCACGATCGGCTTGTCGGCAAAGTCGGCCGACATGGTGCGCTGAACCTCATCAATGCTGAAGGGCCGCGTGTCGAGGTTGAGTGCTCCGATCAAATAAAGCATCAGGCCACTCCATATTCCGTATCGGCGTAGATCCCGGCAATCTGATCCCTGACCTGCTGACCAACGATCCCGGAGACCTTGCTTGCAAGCTCCTCGGGATTGGTGACCCCGTGAGCATGGAAGGTGAGCGAGACGCTGACGTTCGGGGCAGGACGAGGATTAGTGACATTCACATCCTGCGTTCCGCGAGGCTGAGCCATGGCGTCGATGCTGGCGGAATCGAGCCTGATGGGTCCGCTTACGCCAAGGTCGTCCGCAGTCTTGCCTGGGAGGTTTTCAGTGGAGCCGCCCAGCCCGGCAGCGCGGGCACGGATGGCGTGATCCATAGCCATCGTGGCGTATACGCCAGTTTGCTGCGGCACCACCGAAAGCTGCTGGTTCAATGCCGAGATAGCCGAGCCAATCGCATGCAGCGCATCCGTCGGTGACGGAATGATGGACTGCCCACGGCTGTACGGCGTGTCTCCCGTGTAGGTCTCCTTGCCTGCCGCGTAGAGCCCCCCCGCTGCAGCGCCCCAAATTGACGCGCGCGCCAGACCAAGCATCTTGGCCGCCAGGCCGCCGGTCGGCGCACCGGCGCCTACCGCACCAGCACCCGCAGCCCCAGCCGTCGCCGCACCTGAGGCGCCCGCAGCAGCCCCACCACCGATGATGCCTGCGATAGTCCCGACGGTTTTCATGGCGCCGATGATCGTCGAGGCCCCACTAAGCAGCATCAAGGCTCCTGCCAAAGTCCGGATAGTCCCTGCGAGAAAAGCAATGCCTGCGCCCCACAGCATGATCTGCAGTCCGTAAGGTACCATGTCAGCAAAAAACTGAGCGATGGGGTTTTCCTGCAAAGCAGCATTCAGCTCTCGGATCGACGCACCCCAGTCCTTGGCCTTCATGAAGATCCGACCCAGCTCATCCCCAGCAGCCGGATCAATCTTCCCGAAGAGAAGGTCGCCTATATCCTCAATAATTTCACGGATGCCACCGTAGCCGAGACCCTGCGCAAACCCTTGAATGCCCGCCTCGATCTCATCGAATACGGAAACGCGAGAGTCGAGAGTATCGATGACATAACCGATCGCCAGCGCCCCTTCCTTGATGGTGGGGAGCATCCGGTCGCCGATCTGCCAGAACCGATTGGAGATTTTGTTCCCGAGAAGATCGAGAGTGTTCTGTGCCGTGTTTGAGCGCTCAATGAATTCGTTGAAGGCCGAACCGGCATAGCGCGTCTTGTCACTGACACTGTCGAGCGCCTGCTCCAACAAGCCCATATTGCCGATCAGGGGCGCAAAAGCCTTTGCCTCGTCGCCAAAGAAGTCCGAGAGGAGTGCAATATGCCGATCCTTTGGCGCTTTCGCGATCGCCTGAAGGACCTTCTTCATCGCCTTCGGCGCGTCCTTCTGCATCTCTTTCGCGATCTGAGGCAGATCAAGCCCCAGCGCTGCAGCAACTTCCCTTTGTGCCTTCTTTGCGGAGTCGCCACGGGTGAGCGCCTTAACGACATTCTGCATAGCGGTGCCGGCAACTTCAGCCTCGGCGCCGGCCGCGATCATGGCGCTACCGATGCCCGCAATTTCTTCCTTGGTAAAGCCGCCCATCTCGGCAAGCGCACCGACCCGCAGCATATAGGCGGTGATGTCTTTCGCCTTCGACGCCATATTGTTGGACAGGTGATTGATGGCGTCTGCCATATCTCCTGTCTCGGCAACGCTCAGGCCCAACTGCGTCTTGAGCTTTGCCAGGCTTTCGCCGGCATCGCCTGCGGACATGTCGAAGGCGATGCCAACACGTGCCGCCATTTCGGAAAAGGCCTTCAGATCTTGTGTGGCGACACCGGATTCACCGGCCGCTGCGAACAGAGCCGCAATGTCGCTGGCTGCGATCGGCAACTCCGTCGACATCTGCCGAATGGTGCGCCGAAGGTTCTCGAACTGCTCCTCATTCGCATCGACAACCTTGCGAACATCAGCGAACGCGCTCTCGAATTCCACAGCCGCACCGGCGGTCGCCCTGTATCCTTCTGTGATGCCAAGATAGGCGCCCCCGAAGGCAAGAAGCTGACCACCAACCGAACGAAGAGGCGACATGAACGAGGAGGCCTGCCGCTCGATCCCGCCCAGCGCAGCCGAGATCCCACGCGCACGGCGAGTGACATCGTCCAGCAGGGTAATTCTCAGACGGCTTTCATGCGTGCTCATGGCCGCGTTCCCTTGGGCTTTTCAAACATTTTCTGGGTGCGCTGGTAGCACTGGAGCAGGCGGCTCCAGCGCCATCGCCAGATCATGTCCAGCGGCGTGTTCGTCCAGTGCGCCACGTAGATCGACATCCCCAGCCAATCGGTGGTCACATTTCGTTTCCCACCAGGCTTCCAACCTTGGCCATGATGTTCTTCAGGTCGCGCGCCTTAATCTTGCGGAAGACGGCCAGTGGCGTATCGGATGCAGCGGCCATCACAGTTGCGATCCGCTCCATCTCAGTTGTGCATGCGGCAGCGTCGATCAGATCGCCCACCTCAGCTTCCCGGAAAGTAAGCTCGGTGATGGTTTTGTCTCCGCTCTGGATGGGCTTAAGGAGCGGGACGGTGACGCTTTCAGACTCAGACATTTGCAATTTCCCTTTTCTCGTGGAAGTTTGGCGCGGCACAACGTGGGGTATGGTCATGGCGCACGCAGAAGTGAAAGATGAACCGAAGACGAGAGCCAGCTCAGTGACCAGCTGGGCAATCTTCGGAGCTGTGGTCTTTGCGCTGGCTTATTGGCTGATAGGGGCCGAGCCGACGACTTGCGAGGGATTGAAGAGCAGCGTTCTCCCAATCTCGGAAGAGAACTCGAGCGCGCTTCAGCCGAAGATTCTCGACATCGTCGAGATCCGGACCACCTCCAATGCAGATGGCGAAATGCGCTGCACTGGGCTGGCTATTCTCTCGAACGGGATGAAGCAGAACGTCACGTTCGAGAGGATCAAGGAGTACGATCAGTGGTGGGTGAAATACGCAGGCCAGGGCCTCCCCTTCACCTGATTTCAGTCGCTACCCGCCAAGGGCGCGGCGGTGGCTTGCGAAGCGATCGACACCGTTGACGCGCAGAATGCGCTCCCAGACGTCGACATAGAACAGCTCCTGTCCGTCGAGATGCAGCTCGTAGTGCGTCACCTCGGCAAAGCTGTGAGTGCAGCCTTGGAATTCTGCAGGGTCGCTTTCGTCCGGCTCCCAACTGTTGATCACGCCCTCAATGATGGCGCGACCGGCGACCGGCGCGCCGCCACCAGGACCGCGTTTCAGATAGCTGCCGGCGAACACCCAGCGATCGACCTCGCCCATGCCGTTGAAGATGTCGGTATCGATACCCTTGGCAGTGAAGGCCGGCTCCACGGCTTCGATGCGGGGGAGCGAAAAGTTGACGGCCATGACGCCGCCGCCGGGATTGTGCTCGCCTGTCGCGAATGTAATGCCGGGCAGGGTAAGGGAGGCGATCGTGATACCACGCAGGGTGTCCGGCTGCGACACCCTGCGAAGATCGACAGCCGTAAGCAGGTAGAGAGGAAGCTGTGCCATGGGGAATAATCCTTCCGATCTGGCTTAATTGACGGTGGCGAGGCGGGCGATGATGTCGTTGACCAGGCCCTCGACGGCATCGCGGTACCGGCGAACTTCGTGCCGTGCGAGCTTGAATGCCGGCGCAGGCTCGATCCCGAGATTGACGGTCAGGTGACCGAGGCGGATCTCTTCCGGGCTGTTCTTGTCCGCGCGGAACTTGAGCTCGGCACCGAGGATGTCCTCGTCAGCGGTGTGATCTCGGAGCATGAACCTCAGGCTGTTAAGCCATGCCTCCGTGCGGCTTGCCGAAACTTTCCTGCCGAGGAACTGGCGAGTGATCTCCATCATCTTCACGGTCAGATAGTCGGCGCCGCGTACCTGGTGGATCTGCTTCCAAAGCTCGCCCGTCGCAGTATTGTCCGTGCCGATGAACACGAAGCCGCCATCTGCGATCGCTCCATCGACGCCGCTCTCCCCGGCAGCCACGATCGAAACTTCGCTTTCGAGCATCTGCTGACCTTCGGTCGAACCGTCAAGCAGCGAGAACGGGATCTGCCGCGAGAGGCCCGCGATGCCGTAGATGGCGCGATTGGCGATCGGGTCGAAGGGCTTTCCGCCGTTCTCGGAATCGACCCGCTGGAAAAGTCCGATGATGCGCGGACCCATGGGCCGGGTAACCAGATTGACACCTTCATAGACCCGCGCTGCCACGCCAATAGGCATGATGCGCTCGGAATTCATAGTCTCGCGAGCGTCGATCGCGTTTGCAGCCGACGTGTCGTCGACATCGATGACGGACACAGCAAGCAGGCGTTCGCAAGCCGCGTGCAGGGCAACCGATACCGGCCCGGCGGTAGCGAGATCTGCACGATAAGCACCGCGACCAGCCCAGAGAAGGCGAGGCGTTGCATTCACCGCCGAGGGGATCGCAGCAACATTTGTTGGCGCGAGCGCGGTCGCAATATTTGCGGCAGTCTCGGCGGCAGTCGCGCCTTCAGCGATACGGTAAATGGTGACGTCAGCACCGGCATTGAGGCCCTTGAGCTGGGCGTTGATGCCATTCACAGCGTCACGCAATATGCCTGTGCCGAGCTTGGCAACCATGCCGGCGTCAGAGCTGGAGATGCGCACCGGCTCACCAATCGGAAACGCAGCATTGTCGGCATCAGTGGAGGTCTCAAACAAAATGCCCTTCGAGAAGTCGGAGCCCAGCACGGGTACAGGCTCGTCATCCGGGCGCGAAAAGGTCATGCCGAATACTGGATCGGACATCTATATCTCCTGAGATTTTCGGAAAGCCTTGCCTAAGGGCCAAGGGGGCAAAAGGAGGTCGCCGAAATGGTGGACCTTTGATCGATAGATTTTTCTGAATTCGCGGCCAGGCGAGTTCGCCAGTAGCGTTGGCTATTTAAAGCACCAGAGGGCAACCGCCATGAACATGACCAGACGCTTCCATCGGGGGACGCGGTCGGCTTTCAGTGCCTCGTGGAAAGTTCCCGATGCTTCGATGCGGGACCAGCCGGAGATCAGCATGTGATCGTGAAGCGCTGCCGCCTTGAGAAAGCGGCGGTCGTGCGGATTAAATAGGCAGTGCGCAATCGCAGGCACTGACACGTCGAAGATGAACCCCTCGGGAACCGTATAGGTGAGACCGGAGCCGGGCTTGCCGATATCCCAATGAACTGCATAGGCAAGCCTATATCTGTCGCCATCAGGGATGACGGAGATGGCGTCTGTGTATCGAGACATGGGTTATGGCCAATAGCCGTCATCAACATAGTCGACGGGGATAGGGTCCAGAGCTTTGATATCCCAGGAGGCGTCATACGTTGCGCTGATCCATGCCGCACCAAGGGACCAAAGCTCGATGATCTGCGCAGGGATCAACATGTGGTCAATGTTACTCGCATCGCGAAACTTCGTCAGCGTGACGTTGTCGCCACCGGCCAGCCGGATCTGTGCTGCCGTCACCAGGCCTAGAAGATTCGTCTGATCCTTTTCCCGACCCTGCAATGGAATTGGACCATAGCCCACGACATCAACCGTTGCTCCTTGAGCGATTCGGCGATCACGTTCGCGATTGACGTCGTCAGACGTGGGAGGGCTGGGCAACGGCAGTGCCGATAGGTCCGGAACCTGCCGACCAGGGAAGTCGGCAGGCGTGAAGCCGAACTGCGAAATCATCGCCTCGTCTTCGACGGCAACCCACGCGCCGGCACTGGCGTCGAATTCGGCCCTGAAGGTCGAGCCCTCCAGCAGCGCCATGAAGGCCGCATGCTCCGGCGTGCCGGCGAAAGCATCAAGATCTGCCCGTGTCGTAATCAT